GCGACGTCGCTCCAAATGAGCATCATCGCTGCGCGCATTGCCCAGGTGTTGTCCCAGGATGTCGCGCTCTGGCCCGTGGCGCCACCTCTTCGTTTCTGGAAAACGGAACCGTTCTCCAGTACGACCAGAGTGCCGCGCTGCATAGCGTAGTACTTCTCTCGAAGCACTTGGCTCGCTTCGGGTATGCCCCCATCCTCCGCGCCGAGGCGCGCAAGCTCCGTTAGGACCTCGTAGAGGATTTGGGGGCAATTGGCGTCAAACGCCGTCATGTCGGCGGAGAACGCCGTTTCCCTAGCGAGCACCCGCTCAAACTCCCGCCCTAGGGCGAGAGGAGTGAGCGGGGCGCCTAACCCTGTGTGGGTTGAATCCCACACAGGGCGTTTGTTTCGCTCGAGCTGCACCACTTGGTCCACCATCGAGCTTAAGAGATCCTGCGCGATCACTGTTCGGACTTTGCCGACTGTTCGGGTCAGGGTCTCGGCGTCGAGCACCATCATCTTTGGGAAGACGTGGTAAGCCTGCGGGGGGTATACCCCCGTCGCTAGGCTTTCGTAAGTGGCTTGGATGATAGAGTCCATCCAGCCGCTGTTCACGAGCTCGCGCCTCGTCCGGTATCGCCCGATGAAAGGCAAGCCCGGGCTATATTTTAAAATCAGGTGGTTGCGCACAGTTTCTGGCGTCACCACCCCCGGTCGCTGGAAAGCTTCCGGGTGAGCTTCGTAGAGGGCTGCTGCAACAGCCTCCGCCCGCTCCTGATCTCCGGGACCTAAGGGTATTGTGTCGGCGAAATAGCGTTCAACAGACGCTATGATGTTAGGTACATCCGCCGTCCACACCCCGTCTAGTCCTGGGCGCCCCCCAAGCGCCAAATAGCGTTCAACGCGCGCGGTTAATTCCGGCGCTTCACGCCAGTCCACGGTTTGTAGCAGACTGGGGTAGGCGACTTCTTGCAGGGCAACCCGCGGGTTGTTCGGCCGGTAAACCGGCCGACAGAACACCGCAGGTGCCAACGCGTCCTCTTGTCGAGGAGCGTGACGGTTGAGAGTCGCCCTAATCCAGGCTAGGGGCTCGTCTGTGGTGGCTTGACGCCACCCATGAGCGAGCCCCAGGGCGAGCCAGTCGGCTCGCCTGAGTTGCTCGACCCGCTTTTGGTCGAGGATGGCCCAGATGTTTTTCCTCCTCCCGGCTTCGGTCGCGACCCCGCTTACAGCGAGGTCGCGAAACCGCTCCAACTCGACGCGGATGGCGTCTCGGTGGGCAGCGGGTAGGAGTGTGTCTAGCCACCCAGAGAGGTAGACTATGACCGCCTCGGCGTGGTCCGCCGTGGTCTCGGTGGCGGCGGCCAGAGCCGCCGCCGTGCGAGTCAAGACTGCGTGGGGTACCCCCGCGCGTAGCACCGCGCTTACTAAGCGCTGCGCTGCTTGCTCGAAATGCGC